GCTCCGGTCTCGTGGGCTCGGAGATGTGTATAAGAGACAGGGTGTGTGCTGGCGGGTGATCTCTGAGGGGTGCGGCTGGAGGATCGGGGTGAGCGTGGGGATCCGGCTGGCTGGCTGGGTGCGTGGCAGCTGGTGCGCCGAAGGTGGGAGGACAGTGCGGGCCTGAGCGCGAGCCGAAGGCGAGCGCGAGGGAAGGCAACGAACGCAGGGTAAACAGGGCGGGGGTGGGTCCCGTGCTAACACTCTCCATATTTTCTCCCGTGGTTTTTTTGGGACTATTGGGCTGGAGAACTTTCCCTTACTCGACTTTGAAATCCGCGGGGGATTGGTTTTCGGGGCCTGTTCCTAAAAAACTTTATTATCTCTGATGTTGCGACATTTCGGGATTTTGCTTATATTTGCGCAAAACGTAATGCTATGAAGATACTTCGTAAATCGCCGGCGGCGGCGGGAGCGTTTATGGCGGATATTTCGGGTGGCCTGAGCTGGAATCAGGCCATTGCGAAGCATACGGACATCGGGTGCATCCTGAAATGTCTGGACGAGGGTTATATCCCCGACGTGTATGGGGTAGTCACCAACGACGGCGGGGCGAAGGTCTGCGTACAGCTCAAGGGTGTTTCGATCCAGACTGTCGAGGCTGACGGGGAGCGGGAGTACATCATCGAGTCGGGTCCGGCGCCTCAGCAGGAGAGCTACGACTTCCTGCGCATTTCTCTCAAGGACACGCCCGCGGATGGTTACGAGCCTATGGCCGGCGGGAAGTGGTACGTATTGGTCACTGAAATCTCCCAGCGATGGGCGCCAGCAGAGTAAGCCATGCGTAAGATCATACCCCCCCCCACTGCCTTCGCTTCGTTCACCGGCTCGGCCGAGTATGCGGGCAACTCTGATGCGGACCTGAGCCGCAACCTTGCGGAGAATGTCGATCTTCCCGCTATCTTCCGGACGCTGGATCAGGGCGTATGTCCGGGGCTGATACTGTCGGCCGCCGATGGCAGTATGATGATCTGCTCAGGATATACGATGATGATGGCCAACGATACGATCACCATTACCTTCGCGCCGATCAAGCTGTTCAACCTGTCGGTGTCGGTGTCGCTCACCAAGACCGATTCGGGCGGTACGGCCATTCGGATTGCCGGCTCGGAATGGTATCTGGAGGCATCGACGCAGAGTAATACGTGAGGAAATTTGGAAATCCGGAATTTCTCCCTATCTTTGTGATGTCGGGCGCGCAACCCGATCGGCCGGGGCGGTTTTGTTTTTTTCTCAGATTCATTCCCACTTTCCCAAGATTCAGGTGTGTACCCGGCCGCCTTTCGAAACCTCTGGGCCTGACAGTCGGCCTGTTCGCATAATGTTTGGATTTTGCAGCGGCGCCGGAATTTTTCCGGCGCTTTTTCGTCTCTTTTTTGATTTTATCGGAAATTTCGCTAAGTTTGTCCGGACATTAACCCCGAAGCAATGATTATCGCCAACTCCACCAGCGCAGTGCGCATAAACTCCCAGAACGTCATCGGCATCGACCTCGACGAGTTCACCGGGACCGTTACTATCCACTCTTCGGTGGACAACGAAGAGCTGGAGATCACTCCCGACCTGCCGGCGTCCGGACCGGGTCTCTACATGGCGCTGGTCCGCGCCGTGGCTCAAGACAAGCCTTTGTGCGACATCCGTAAATTCAAGTAGCGATGGGAACGAATCCGTGGGCGAACAGAGCGGCGGGCGCCGCGCCGGCCGCGGGCGCCGACGCCGAAGAGCGCGCCGCCCTGATGGAAGAGGTCCGCGCCGAGGTCCGCGAGGACGTGCGCAAGCGCTTCGGCGATGACAAGAATCCCGTGGCGGAGTTCCTGCTGAAAATCGGGGTGCTGGAGGACATGGAGGTCATGCGCCGCGTCACCATGCGAACCTCCGACAACAAGCTGATATATCAGTGCGGAAAGAAACTCGACCTGCTGAAAACCTACATCGCGCTGGCCAAGGAGACCATCGTCATGCAGGAAAAACAGCAGAAAATAGACTCGGCGGCCGGCGCCGGCGACGATAAGGACGAGGTGATCGTTTCACTGGAAAGAACCTGATGAAAGTACGGCTGGACATACCCCTGAACCCCAAGCAGGTAGAAATGTATAACCTGCTCAACTCCGGAAAGTTCACGGAAATTCTGTTTTACGGCGCGTCCCGCTCCGGCAAGACTTTCCTGATACTTTTCTGGATGATCGTTCAGGCCATCGTCTACAATGCCAACTCGCTGGTGGTGCGCGAGACCTTCACCTCGCTCAACATGGGTATGATCCGCCAGACGCTGCCCCGCGTGCTGGACGCCATAGCCCGCCTGAACGGCAAGAAAACATACCAGAAACTCATGGTCGGAGGAAAGCCCTTCGCCAAGTACAACGGCAAGGACAACGTGCTGACGCTGTTCAACGGCGCCTACATCCAGTTCGCGTCGATACGCGCCGGGGCGGACGGCGCCGGCGACACCTACGACAAAATCCTCTCCACGGACTGGGGTCATATCTTCGCCGACGAGGTGTCGGAGATCGACTTCGCCGCCATCGAAACCCTCTACTCGCGTCTTGCGCAGCTGTTGCCCGTGCCCAACATCATGCTCTACGCCCTGAATCCCACCACCGAGTTGCACTGGACCTACAAACGCTTCTTCAAGCAGGAGAACATGGACGGATCGCCCCTCTCGGAGTCCATCACGGAGCTGATGTACGCCATGCACTTCTCCAAAGACGACAACGTGCAGTTCGTGTCCAAGCAGTACTTTCAGGGGCTGGACCGACTCTCCACCCTCTCCCGCGCCCGCTTCCGCGACGGCGAGTATTCGAAGATCGGCACCGGAAAGTATTTCCGGCAGTTCACGTGGCTCTACCGGCCGCATATCGACCAGATCGTCGAATGCGTGATCTACACCGACCCCTCGGCCAAGTCGAAGGAGACCAACGACTTCAAGGCCACGGTAACGCTGGTGCGCACCATCGACACCCGTATATGGCTCTGGGACTGCCGCGCCGTGCAGGGCACGAGTCATCAGATGCTCGAAAACATCTACGAGCTGGCCATGAAAGCGCCCCTGACCCCGCGCATTATCATCGAGAAGAAACAGCTTCCCCTCGACTTCGAGAAAACATTGCAGCGCTTCCAGATCGACAACCGATGGACGGCGCCGATATGCTGGGACACGCTCAACCACGGCGACAAGTTCTCGTGCATCGAATCGACGCTGGAGCCGCTGGTGAATACCGGGAAATTCGTATTTTGCAACGAATTGCAGAAATGCGGCGTCTACGAGCATATCATCGACCAGTTCGTGCGATTCTCCGACACCAAGACCTCGGACCGCAAGGACGACATACCCGACGCCTGCGCGAAGGGCGTCACGTTCCTCAACCACAATATTGTCCAACAGTCGCGCACCGACGGCGCGCAGGTACTCTTCTACCGCCGCGGCACGCTGACCCAAATTCCAAGCTGATGCCAGTAGCAGTCAAAAACCAAAATTGGATTCAGGGCGTATACGACCCATCGACCGGAACGCATGACCCCGGCGTAGCAGCGCAAGTCTGCGCATCATTTCCCGCGTCGGCATTCCCCGACGGGTATCTGCGCTTCGCCGCGGCGCTCACCGATCTGTTCGAGGCGCAGGCCGATCAGGCGTTTGTCTTCGGCCGCACCGCCGCGGGGGAGATGACGGAACCCGTCATGGCCACCGGATCGCCCTTGACGGTAACACTCGGCGCCGAGTGGCTCGCCGACGTCGAAACCGTCTTTATCGACATCGCATGCACCGAAGATGTCACGGACCATGCCGCGTGGGCCGCGGCGGTCATTCAGCTCGACATGTCGCCGAACTACTTCTCCGAATCGGCGCTTGGTATCTACATCACGCCCCAACAGCTCCGGCAGTTCAAAAACATGTACCCGGACTGCGTGTCCGACGCCTACCGCGCCGCCGTGGGGGAGCTTACCGCCAACATCGGCAACATCTTCGACATGGCGGCCATGCTCGGCGAGCCGGACGAGAACAAGAAGGACGACACGATACGCTGGATTTTGCAGGTCCTGACCGCATACAACATCGCATCGCCGAGCCTGAACTACTCGGAACCCCTCGCCGCGGCCTACGAGAAGGTCGCCCAGACCATCATCAAACTCAAGGGCGGCGTGGTGTCGCTCGAAGAGCCGGCGCCCTACCGCACCGATTCCCAGAACGCCAACGCGGAAGTCATCACCTCCCGTTACAAATACCTCGGATAATCATGGCAAAATTTAAGTTTCCAAAAGTATCGCCTTTTCAGGTGCCCCAGCAGATCGGCACCGGCAATATCGAATCCCGGTATCTGTTCAACAACTACCGCCGGGAGTGGACGCCGGCGCTGTGGCGGCGCGCCGTGGACATGGCCATCCAGTACTCGGACATGTCCCTGCTGGACACCCTTTACTCGTGGTGCATGCAGTCGTCGCCGTTCTTGGTCTCGCAGATCAACAAGCGCCTCATCCCCATCTATAAGCGTAACTTCGTGTTCGGCCGCAACGGCCGCGAGAACTCCCGGCTGACGGAGAAATACATCCGCAACTCGTGGTGGTTCAAACGGTTTATCCGATACATCCTCCTGTCGCAGTTCTACGGATGCAAGATGGTGGCCATCAACCCCGAAAAGCGCAAGGTGGTGGACTTCCCCCTGCGCAACATCGACATCTTCAACGAAGCCCTGCGTTTCCAGACCTTCGAATACTATCAGGTCATCAACGCCGCGGACTACGATAACCTCTTCTTCTTCCAGCCGGAAAGCGATCAGGATTTCAAGCTCGGCCTTCTGCAATCCATCTCCCGCGCCATGATCGGCATTGTGGAAATGTTCAACGACTGGCAGGTGCTGGGCAAAAGGTACTCTTTCCCCCTCACAACCATCGGTTACGACGCCAACAACGCCAAGGCGCAGACGCAGGCCCAGACCGTGGCTCAGAACCTCGACATGCTCACCATTCCCCTGATCCCCTACGTGCAGGACATGGTGAACAACGGCAAGAGTCTTTACTCCATCGAGGTAAACCCCATCAACACGCAGACGGGTTCCGACGCCTTCCGCGTGATGAAGGAGTACATCGTGGAATACCGCTCCGAAATCATGCAGGCGGTAACCGGCGGCACCCTGCTCGGCTCCACGGAGAAAAATACCAACTCCGAGCAGCTGGCGCAGATACATTGGGAAATCTATCAGGACATCCTGAACGCCGACGCCGAAATGGCCCTGATGATTATGAACCGCGAGGACACCAAGCACAAACTTGCCGTGCTGTTCGATGACGCCTCCATCGAATCGGCCCCCATCATCGAACTCCCCGACGACCGTCTGCCGATCAGTACCTTCGTGGACGTGGGCAACATGATGGCCAAGCAGGGGTCGAAGTTCAAGCCCGAAGCGTTCCGGCGCGTAGGTATCGACCCCTCGGACGTAGAAGCCGAAAAGAAGGAGGAAGAGAAGCAGAGCCTGATCGGCCGCGTGTTCAACCCCCGGAAGAAGGAGGATCAGACCGAAAAGGTAACCGAGAAAACCGAGACGGAATGAAAACCGCGCGCGACTTCGAACTCGACTGCCGCCGGCTCCGGCAACATCTGATCGAGGTGCTGCCGGCAAAGCTGGGGGCGTCCATGCTGGAAGAGACGCGCACCAACTTCCGCAACGAATCCTACGGCAACGACGATGTGAGGGAGCGGTGGCCGGAACGGCGCTACGAGGACAAATTGACCTACCCAAAGCTCCGATACACGGGGCGCCTGTTCCGATCCATCCAGCCGAAGGTACACCGTATCTCTTCCCGCGCCGCGGTCGTATCGCTCGGATCGCCTCTCTCCTATGCGCAGATGCATAACGAGGGATGGCGCCCCGGCATGCCTGTTACGGGTTCCACCCTGCGCCAGCCGCCCAGCGCCACCAAGCGCGTATGGCTTCCCCGGCGGCCCAAACAGCGCCAGTATATGGGCATCGGCCGGCGCTCGGTCCGCAAGTTCATGCAGGTGATCCGAAAAGAGGTGAATATGGCCATGCGAAAATAATTTTTTCGCCGGAATTTGGAATTTATCTGAAAATAACTTACGTTTGCGTGAAATATGTTCGGTGACATCATAGATAGGATCATTCAGGTACTTCGCAATTCTCAGGTCGTGATTGCGAATAAAATGTCCGTCTGCGTCATATCATCCGACGAAACCCAGACCGTCAATACCCCCCTCCCGGCCATCGCCGTGGGGGTAGAGGACAGCAACAACGCCGACGTGTTCATAGGCGGAGCCATCAAGGACCGGCTCAGAATCAAGCTCTGCGTGCTTGTCGATCTCACCAATTATTCGTGGTCCGCTGACAAGCAGTTTCAGGCGAGCCTTATTTCGCTGGGGCACGGCGTCCGCAATGCGGTGGAAAAGGCCAAGACGGCAGGTGATTTTCTGGGACTCCAGCAGAAATACAACCTTTGGCCTATCTATCAAGGGTTCAAGACCTACCAGCGCATTTCCACCAAAGATACCTTCAACACCGAAGTGATGGTGTGCGAAGTGATGTACGAAAGCACGGTGTTCGATCTGGAGCTGGCCCGCGAGAGCCGGCCGACGGAAGAGGTCGAAAAGGTAAAAATCAAAGGGTTCACCGGAACGGATCAGGACCTGACCACGGAGTTGCCCATCGTAACAACTTGATTATGGAATTGAAGATCAAACGGCAGAAGCTCAGTGATGAATCGCTCAACGACAAGGATTATGTCGTTCTGAACGACGGTATCAACTGGGACCGCTACAAGAAAAATCCCATCCTGCTCTGGGACCACAACCCCCGTGAGCCTATCGGCAACGTGGTGAACATACGCCGGGGAGAGGACGGGGATTGGTATGGAGAATTGCGATTTGACGGAGTGACGGAGCAATCCCGGCAGCGGCGCGATCAGTACCTTGCCGGTACGCTCCGGGCCGTCTCTCTCTCCGGCAAAATATACTACACACTGCGCGACGGCATCAAGTACGCCACGCGCTTCGATGTGTACGAAATATCCCTCCTATCTCTTCCCTCGAATGCCAACGCTGTGGACGAGGTGGAGGGCGCCGAACCGGCACTGCGCGTAGGATTCTGCGCTGTGGAGGCCGAAGAGCTGGAATCCCTGACCTCCGGCTACACCGAATCATTAACCAAATATCTCAACAAGATGAAAGAAGAGAACCAGACCGCCGAGGTGGAGAAAACTGCCGAAGCGAAGGGTTCGGAAGCCCCGCAGGAGCAGGCTCAGGAGCAGTTCGCGGCCGCGGCCCAGCCTGCGGAAGCGGCTGACGCCGGTACGGTTTCCGAAACCGAGAAATTCGAAGGATCGCGCGAAGGCGCCCTCAGAGCGTTTAACGAGTTCCTGCGCCTGATCGGCATTCGGGGAGCCGAAGCCGCAAAAGCGGACAGCGACATGGCCGAAGAGGACCGCAAGGCCGCCGAGGAAGTGCGCGACGCCGAAAAGAAAGAAGAGGATGATGACGATGACGACGGCCGCGAAGAGCGCGGCGAGAATTTCGCATCATCGACAACCGAGCAATCCAAACCTGCCGCCCGCATCCTGAATGTGGAGGATACGGTTGAAAAATCAAGTAAAACCAACGTTCAATTCAGTTCCGCTATGGAAAGAAAAACCATCCACGAGTATCTTCGTGACAACGCCGGCAAAGACCGATTCTCCGAAGCCGTGCGATTCTCGGCGGCAGTAGGGAAAATGAACCCTAACGAAGCCGCTCAGGATTCGCGCATGAACCTCCTGCGCGAGTTCGCCTATTTCGCCGCCAAAGACCGCGGCTTCCGCGCCGCTGTCGGGGGCATGAACTTCGACATCGACGGCCGTCCCACCGGTACGGCTGACGAGGCCCTGAACCGTCTCGAACAGTTCGCATCGGGTCTCAACTCGATGAACTTCATCGAAACGACGCCCGACTTGGCCAAAATCGAGTGGTCCACGATGATCTTCCGTGAACTCTTCCCGGACGATTCGTGGGCAGACCGCATTTCGCGTCTCAGCGCCGAGGATGTGGCCGGCATCATCTGGATCAGCTCGGCCATCAAGCCGAAGGTATACTTCGGCAAGCGTGCCCCGGTCAACGTGTCTCCGTCGCTCTACGACGACGATCCCGTGGGCATCATCATGCACCTCTTCGCCCTCGAAAACATCGTTTGGCAGCAGGCCAACACCGATCTGCTGGCGTACGACGATGTGGCACTCGGCACTTCGGAGGCCCTGCGCTGGCTGTCGTCGAAGGCCCACAACTACATCATCCAGAAGCTGTCGGAGGACGCCAGCGTTACGCGCCTGACCACGGGCGAGAAAACGTACTCGGCAACTAACGCCTTCCCGGCTAACCCGACGGCAACCGGAACGCTGAAAGAGATCGCCCCGGCCGACTTCCTCGCCATGCAGACGGCGTTCGTCAACCAGAACTACGTCATGGAGACCTTCGCCGCCGAAATGGTGATGCCGGCCGTCATGCACGAACAGCTCCAGTCGAACGCCACGCTCACGAACCTGCTGACCAAGAACGCCGGAAGCATGCGCCCGATGTTCGGAGAGTACGCAGGCTTCGCATTCCGTCCTCGTTCGATCACGACGCTGTATGACAGCGCCGCCAACAAGATCATCGACCCGGAACTGTATCTGGACGGCAAGATCACCGACGAAACGGGCGCCATTCCCGCCTACACGCCGCCTGTCATCCCGGCTACGGCGTACGGATCGGCACTGGCGTTCATCCCCTCGGAGGCCATCATCGCCATCGGACGGACCAACGTCCATATGGTCACCGACCCGTCGAACTACGGCTGGCGCATGTCGATGGATATGCGTCTGGGTGCCGGCGCCGCACGTAAGGGCGGACTTGGCATCGGCGTGATCGCCCCCGGAAAGCAGGCCTAAGGCTAAAATCAACTCCCCACTGCCCCCCCCGGCAGTGGGGATAACCAACAACTTTAAAATCACAAAATTATGTCCACGAAACCCGTTTATTCTGAGCAGTATTTCATCAACCTTATGGCCGCGGCTATGGCGTACGGCACGATCTACGTGACCAGCGACGCCAACACCTACCGCGACGAACAGTCGGCCGTGACCCGATGCCGGGACTTCATGAAGCTCCGCCGGATCGTGCGCTACGCAACCATCACCAAAGCGACGTGCCCCACCAATGAAGAGGAGCTGAACGCCCTGATGGTTACAGTAGAGAGCAAGGTGCCCGAACCGGTTCAGACGAAGGAAACGCCCCAGCCTATGGACCTCGCCGCCGCCGCCGCCGCTCTTGCGGCCAAGAAGGCGCCGGATCGAAAGAAAGGGAAGGCATCTGCCGCACCCGATCCCCAGCCTGCGCCGGCGCCCCATCCGGAACCGGAACCGGAACCGGAAAGCGCTGCCGACGACGATCCGCAGAAGGAAGAAGAATCCGCTCAATAAGCATAAATTACCATTAACATGGCTCAAACTGGAATTAACATCGAGCTGAAAGATACCACACTCAGCCGGCGCCAGCCCTCCGTGGGCAATGCGGCGCTGGTGTACGGTATCAAAGTCTCGTCCGGATCGGAGAGCGGGAAACCCACACTTATCACGAGTCTGGATTCCTACACCGCTTGGGCCGCATCCGACGCTCCTGACGCCAAACTGCTCAACAACGATCCCCACCTGTTGGGAATGGTGACGCAGTTCTACGCCAAAGCCGGAAGCGGAACCTATCTGTGGCTGATCTTGGCGACCGGCGAAAAGGGTGATTTCGTTACGACCAATGCGGCGAACATCAAGCGCCAAATCCGCTTGACGCTGGAGGCCAACTACGACAACCGCCCCCGCATTATCGGCTGGTGCTCGCAGGCCAACGACGATGCCTCAGGGTGGGTCCCCACGACCACTCCGACCGTTGTAAAGGCCATCGAGACCATTCAGAATGCAATGTTCGCCGAGGGCATCCGCTTCGTGAACGTTTATACGTCCAACGTCGATGGGGCGCAGGCAAATTCGGCCTCCAACATCACCGACCTCTCCACCTACGCGACGCCGTCGGTAGCGTACATGCCTACCACCACGCTCTACAACACTACGGTGGACGATCAAGGCAACATCACGGCCTACACCCCCATCAAGGATGTGGGAGAAGCCATCGGTATTCTGTCGGCTATCTCGGTCGCTGAATCCATCGGCTCGCACGAACGCGCGGCCGTGGCGCAGAAGGCGTTCTTCAACGACCCCGAAACCGTCGTAAGCGTGACGGAGGTAGACCCCTCAATCATCGACGCGCTGGGCAAAGGTCAGTATCTCTTTCACCGGCCCTATCCCACCGGCATCTTCTACAACGACGGCGCCACCTGCAACGACCCGACGAAGGCGTTGTCGCGGCTGGAGTTCGTTCGGCTTGGGAACGCCGTGTGCGACGATGCGCAGGAGTTCTTCTCGCAGATTCTGAACACGCAGGCCCCTGTTGACGCCAAAGGCGATCTGAGCAGGACCTACGCCACGCAGATCGAGAACAACTTCTACAATCTCTACTGCCAGCCCCGCATCAGTCAGCGCCAGTGCTCCGGCATTCGCGTGACGGTGGCCGCTCAGGACAACAATTTCGTGTCCACGCGAACGATTCTGGTGTCCATCGAAATTCTGCCGTCGCCCAACGTAGACTGGGTGAAGGTAGGTGTTCTGTACGTATCAGCACTTTCGTAAAAATCAACGACTATGTACGAACCCTATATCATCTCCAGCGCGGAAGCTAAAATGAACATCACCCATCGCGGCCAGATGTTCGACATCGTAACCGGTGTCCAGCTCTCCATCTCCCGGACGCAGGACGTTCAGGAAATCTTCGCCATCGGCCGGTTGGAACCTATTGCCAAGAAAGTAATCAACAAACGATTTACGGGCAATATGTCCCTCCAGACCGGTGAGTACGAGACCATCCTCGACGCCATCAATGCGTCGATAACTACCGGCTTCATTTCATCGCTCACCGACTTGGGGAACTTCTCCATCGGCTGGACCCTCGAAATGACCGGCCTGATCGTCCCCCGCACGATCATCTACTCTCTGGATTCCTGCGCTATTTCGTCCGACGACTTTTCGGTGGACCGAAACAGCCCTGAAATCAACACTTCCCTCGCAATTCAGGGAATAGGTATTACCCGTTCAGTTTTACCGCTTTAACCCGGCAGGGGCGGTGAGAATCGCCCCTGCTATTTTTACTCAAAATTATGTCCGGACAAACAATTATTCAGAATTATACCGTCCGCTTGCGGTATTTCAAGCGAAGCGTAGCCCCTAAGGCTCAGGTGATCGAGCAGGAGGTTGAGGAAGATGTAGAAGTAGGTATGCTCTCCCGAACCTCCGCGGCGCACACCAATTTTGCCACCCAGCTGCTGATGCACGGCGCATCCGGCGATCTTGAGCAACTGGCGCCTATCGCCACCAAGTTCTGCGAAATGATGATCGTAGACGACAAACAGCGCAAGGCCATCGTGAACGACGTTATGGCCTGCATCGACCTTTACGGCTCCGATCCGGTTCAAAAGGACATCGAGCGTTTTTTATCGCGCTGGGGTGTGGTGATGGGGCTTCTCGGAACCGCCGAGAACCCAGCCTCCACGAACGAATAAAGGAGTACGGCAGGAACGACCCCTTCCTGCTGAAAAAAGCCTTTATTTCGTATGTGTTTCACGAACCGATAACCACTCTCGAAACCCGGTTGTCGGCCGCGGACATCGACAAATATTCCGACATGGCCATGTGGGTGATCGACAACATCATCTACGCGCCATTCAAAGCCAAGAAATGATATGGACGGGCAGACCTATCAAATAAAGCTCAACATCAACGTAGACGATTCTCAGCTCTCGAAAGCCGAGCGGCGCATCCGAGACCTCGAAAGAGGACCCGGCGGCGCCCGCGGCGGGAGTATGACCGGCTCAGGTGGCGGAAGCTACTCGAATATCCCACCGGCTCAGCGAGCCTACTATCAGGCATTATCCCGTCGCTTTGCCCAGACGCCGGGGATGTCCAACGAAGGTTTTCTGAGCAATGTTAACCGGTTGTATCATCGGTCGGATGTTTTTAAGCGCGCCTTCTTGGGCAATTTAACCAGTCTGCCGGGCGCACTTCGCAATCTTTCCAACTTCGGGTCAGTCATCGCATCTGTCGGAAGAATAGCGGCCGGAGCCATAAAACCTCTTGGCGCCATTGCTCCCTACCTCACCCTGATAGGGGGTGCCGCTATTGCAGTGAAGGGTATGAATATTCTCCTGCGCGGATCGGCGTTGCGTTTTGGTAATAATCTGCTCAACAACCAGAATCTGATCGAAGCCGGATCGAGTGCCATGCAGTTCGAAATGGCCCGTAAAGGGTTGGGGGCGGCCTATGAAAAATCCTTTCAGGAAGCGGGTCGCTTAGCGGCGGAATATGGATTTAGCCGCACGGGTCTGCTCAACTCCATGAACATGTTTACCGGCTTGAACGTAGGAAATCGAACGTTAAGTCGGGAAGAGGCCACCCGCATAGCCATGCAGGCAGGCAAAATAGCCCATGTGGGCGGCGTTCCCTTCGAGCGCGTCAACATCAACCTCCAGCAGTTGTTGGGACAGCCTACGCCCTCTGCGCGAGACCTTCGGGAGCTTATTCAGGCCGCGCCTATCATCGGCAAGATCGCCCAGCAGTCGATGGCGCGAAAGAACGTATCAGGGAATGTTTTCTCCTATCTGAAAGACAAATCCGAGTTGCTGAACGTCCTGAACGAGTTCGACCGCATGATCGAATCGAATCCGTTCATGAAGGCGCGAGGTATGGCTCAACTGTATAAGGAGAACGCATTCATCAAGATAGTGCAGGATAATGCGGAGTTTTGGCCCAAAATATCCCAGTCGTTGGGAATTTTCTACGACAAGCTGGCCATAGTTGCCAACCAATACATTCCCAAGTTGGCGGATTTTATCTCCCCAGAGAAGATAGGAACAATGATGGCCGATGTAGAAAGCGCTATTTCGGGTCTCACCAAAATATTCGGCGGTATCATGTCCTTCTTGGGTTGGGTTGGGCGATCGGTCCCCTTTGGGCATGCCGACAAGTTTAATGTAGACGAAAAGTGGGTTCCGGGAGCTGGAGGCGCTGTCAGAAAGGCATTTTCATTCGGGGATCGGTTTTACTATGACGCTCAGGGCAACAAGTACCCCGTGATAAATTCTGACAGTCTGTATGCGGCCCGCCAGCGCTCGGCGTTCCGGGATTTGGTAACACGGGACAGCTCCTACATTATCTCGTCGCTGGCGGCTCAGCGCGCTGGTTCCGCAGAGATGATAGGGGGCGTTCCTTACCCCAAAGCCGGATTTACTCCGACCTCATCCCAAAGAGCGGCTGCCATCCGAGAATTTCGAGCCAACTCCAAAAATTTCTTGCAAAATCCCGGAATGGTTCTCAAACCCGTGCAGACGGTGGATGGCAGCACCTATTGGGACATAGACTACGGGAAACTCTTCAATCAACTCAATCCCGCGGCCGGATTGGATGGTAATGGCGCCAACTTCTCGGCCTCAGACGGGCTTTCCGACATCACCAAAGGTGCCCGATCCCTGATTATCAACTTCAATCGGGAGATCGTCAGCATGCCTATCAGCATCGACAACGTGAACGACGGCGCCGACTTGGGCGCTCAGCTTCAGGGAGCCTTATACGACAACATCATGCGCGGCTTGCAAGTCGCACTCAACAACGCAACCGGTGCAATGTAATGAATACCAGAGACCATCAAAATACGCAGGACACCTTCACTCAAGCCGCCACCCATCTCCAGCAGGCCGCCAGCTCCCCGGAGCAGATATACCAGCGGGCGAAGGATCAGGTGCTCGACGCCGCAGATGCGGTGTTGAACGCCCGAAAGATCGTGCTGTCGGAGGCAGGTATTGTCCGCGTGCTGATCGAAAGCCCCGGCGGCAAGATACGCACCGGCGACAACACCCCGGAAATGTCTCCGGCGCCGCTTTCCACCCAAGAGTATTCCACGTCCACGCATGAAAACGATGCCCAGCGAATCAGCGACGCCCTTTCCGGCCTGACGGATGATCCCATCGCTGACGCGATCTTCGTGTGCGGCGATTACTATGCGCCGCTTTCGCTCAACTTCTCGGTATCGGCTCAGAAAATAACCGACGAATCCCAGCTGGTGGACGGAATCAACATCGTTCAACGGGTGGCCAAAGGCCCGAAAGTGGTATCGGTGTCGTTCAACATCCAGCGCCGGGAAGCGCAGGAGGTAGAGGATATGTCGGCCACCACCATCCGGCGCCGCAATGCCCGCGGCGGGGACCCCACGCCGGTATACAAGCTGACGCGGTTTCTGGATGAACTTTATGAGAACGACGAGGTTTTTGCCATCGAGAACACGGTGCTGAATGATGAAATAGGAATCGGTTGGGCGTTCATCAAGTCCTACCGCTTCTCGCCTATGCAGGGCGACACCTTCGGTTCCATCAACTTGGTATTGCAGGAGGTGAACATCGCCGATCCGCTTCTCTACACCAATTCCGCCAACACGCAGGATTCGCAGTCCGTGCCCACAACCGTGAAATAACATGGCCGTCCGAAACATAACTGGAAACTATCTGATCTGCGGAAACGAGGTTTTCGTTGAGGGGAAGAGCATCGGCCAGTTCCAATCCTTCGAATCCGACGAAACGCGCGAGAACATCGTAGGAACCGCATCCATCGAGATGCCTTTCTACACCATAGCCGCGAAGGCCGCGAAGGAGGTGGGGCGCGGAAGCACCATCGCCGTTCAGCGGGTGGGAAAAAACACGACCACCTACGTTCGCATCAACCCGGACGACTGGAATATCAAGACCGGCGCCCGCATTCAGGTGTACGCATGGTATCACGACAACGCCGTCATCGGCCAGAAGTTCGAAAAGCGCCTTGAATTTGACGGATTCATCCGGGATGTTATCGGAGGGTTCCCGACGGTAATAAAGTGCGAGGATGCGGCATTTATGCTTCGATTCGGCACGGTTACGCAGTCGTGGCCCAAAGCCACTCCCCTATCCTCGCTTCTGCAACAGATGTGCGACACGGCCAACGCGGCGTTTGCGAAGTACCGCAAGGACAACAAGCTGACATACGCCTATCCCTCTCTGTTGCCGGACCCCAAATCCATGCAGAGCGATTTTGTGCTCAAACCCGCCACCGGAGTGTCGCCATACGATGTACTGGAGCGGGTGATCGTCGGCATGTATAAACTCTACGGCAATGTCCGCATCGAGAGCGACAAGGCGCGGGTATACTGCGGACTCGGAATCTCGGAATCCGAATCCCCCACCGTGGAGCTGGACACGTCGGTAAACGTGATAGCCCGCGACATCGTGCCCTCGGACATGATGTTCCAGAATTTCCGCGTCATCGTCCGGTATCTGGAGGACGGAACCATGAAAACCATCGAGAAAGGGGCGGAAAACGGCCTTGTGTACGACCTTCCCTTCACGCCGGGCCGCAATGCTCAGCAGATGAACACCACGGCGCTGTCGGTGCTGGCCGGCCTTCGCGCTCAGCGCAACAAGGGCACCATCACCACGTTGCTGTACCCCCTTGTGCGGCTCTACGACTACGTAAATTTCAATGACACCATCTTCAAGTCCCTGAGCGGCGGCTATTATGTCATCGGCCGCAAGTTGACGTGCGGAAAAGGCAAAGGCTACCGGCAGATACTGACGGTTACAAACAAGACATTTCTTTATCTGGCGAACTGATGAATCAAGGACAATTCATACGCAGTATGGAGGACTTCGGCAAGGACCTGCGCCGTCTGCTTGACGGCGTGAACCAGCCGTCCATCCTCTACGGCAACGTCGATTCAGTGAATGAAGAGGCCAAAACAATTAACGTTCGCATTGGTGATGCTGGACTGGTAATCCCGGACATAAGCCTATCCAATGTCATCGGCGGGGATGCGAGCGTTATTTTTTATCCCGCCGTAAACTCCGCGGTGATCCTCGGCGTGCCCTACCAACAGCCGGAGAACGCTTTCGTGGTAAGCTTCACGCGCGTAGACAAGATCGAAGCGTCGGTAGGCGGATATTTTTGCAAAATCGACAAAGAATCCATATATTTGTCGAAAGACGGGGGCGGCTCCCTCACCATTTCCGGCGATACGGTCACCATGAACGGTGGCGCAATCGGCGGCATGGTGATCCCGGACGCCATAACCAATGCCATGAATACCTTTGTGTCGGCGTTCAACAGCCATAGACACGCCTATACATGGTCTGCGGAGGCCGGCGCAGGAGCTACGGCGCCCCCTTTGGAAAGCGTATCGCCTTTCAAGGCGGAGGATTATACGAACGACAAAGTGCAACAGTAATGAGCGACATTATTTTCGATCTGAAAAACAACGACATCGGCACCTCCAACGGCGATTTTGCCGTTGTGGTCGATCCGTCGATTCAGAACGCCACGCTCATGTTGCTGAAAAACCCCGTCAACATCCTGCAACCTCAGTTCGGCGTGGGATTCGAAACCTTCGCCCTGAACGCACGCCCCGATTACGTCTCCATGCTGGCCGCCACTGCCAAGCGGCAGGTTATAAAGGACGGCGCCGACTACTGCGACATCCGCATCACCGAGGGCGAGAACTTCGGCGAATACAGCGTCTCGGTAGATGCCCAATACCCCGTCGCCGAACCCGATCCCGATCTTATCATTCCCACGCCCCCGCCGCCGGACAAAACACAACGCAATATCGAGGTGCGCATAGCCGTGCAAGTAGGCGGTGGCAATTTCGGGTATTTGTCGGATGTTGACATCAAGATCAACTACACGTTGCCCGACGGCACGCAGTCGGATTGGTTGTCACCCACCTCTGTGGGGGAAATTCCGGATGATTCCGCGGCAGGCCATCATGATATATACATCTGGAACGGCGATAATGCGTCGCTCAAGCAGGTGACCATCAACGTTCAGGCCACCAAAACCGGGTATCATCTCACCTACTCGCCGTTTTGGAATATCCAAGCCGGGAGCGATGACGTATACTTCGCAACATCCATCGTAATGCAAGCTGATTAGAGTATGGCAACTTACAAAGTAAAATCCGGTGATACGCTGATGGACGTGTGCTACAACACGACCGGATCACTGCGTGCCATCAACGACATAATGAACGCCAACGGCTTCGACACCTATACCCCGCAGCTGGAGGCAGGTCGCATCATCGAGGTGCCGGACGTGGTATACAACAGCGAAGCCGTATCGGTGGCCGACGCCCGGCCGTTCAACAGTGCATCCCTGCCTTTCGACAACCTGAGCATGCAGATGGAACAGCTGGAATTTATGCTGGGCGATGTCGGCTCCATCATCTACACCTTTGACGGGTCAAAGATCGCGGGCAAATACCTTTCCCTGAATGCGAATAACAACAACGAAGGCTATGTGAACTGGGGCGACGGCACGCCTGTGGAGTATATCAAAAACAACGCGCCGTTTGGTCACAACTACGCCGCCGGAACCACCGGGGAAGTCGTGGTGACGTTTCTTGGACGCACTGGGGCATTCTTTTTGGGTACTCAATCTTTCGATCAAGAAGCATTTAAGCAGTCCCTTATTAAAGTGGACATTACCAATGCCGACGCGGCATGCCCATCCGGAATGTGGAGAAATGCCTTTTGGGGCTGTAATTATCTGGTGGAAGTTGTGGGTTCTTTTGCTGGTAAGCCGAACATTAAAAATGCCAACTTCATGTTTGTTAATACATGGCGGCTTAATACTATACCTCCCCAAATGTTCCGTGGGTGCCCTAATTTGGAAGATGTAACGACAGCCTTTGGTTTTTCTTATAATATTCCCAATGCAGACTATATGTTTGCGGACTGTCCGAAATTAACCCAAGCTGCGCGGGTATTTCCTAACGTGATTTTCCCCTCGGCTGTATCAGCTTTTGAAAACTGCACCTCCCTAAAATCAGTTGTAGATTTATTTGTGAATTGTAGGCTATTAACGGACGTCACCAATGTTTTTAAGGGGTGTACGAATATTGAATTTGCGCTACGTGTTTTTAAAAACTGCGCTGTTCTTAACCCGCCTGTTAACGTTTTTGACGATTGCAAAAAGGCTTACAATTTTAAGGAATGTTATAATAACCTCCCCGCCGCTACCAATGAATCTCCCTATACTTTGGTCAACGGCCAGAAGGTTCATTTGTGGGAAAGAACCCCCGAATTAGGATTTGCGTTGCCTATCCAATACGACTTCTGTTTTACCGATTCCCCCAACTTTGCGGATTACGCCAACATTCCGGAAGCGTGGGGAGGACCTCCGAAAACGGAAAACAACGTGAAGCTTCGCTGTTGGCCGATGATGGCGCAGATAGTGGCCGATCCCACTACGATGGCTGGTGTAGTGTACCTGAACGGGGAGATTCTCGGTTACAACGTCGTGGAAAAAGACACGTCGAATCGGCTCGTCATAGACCTGCCGCTTCCGACCGCCATCACCAGCGTGGCCGGACTGTACGTGGTGTTCTATTCCGAGGACGATGCTGTAATCGGCGGTTCGCTGGCGCTGGCAGATAACGTTGCGGCGCCGACGGAAGGGGCCATCTACGAAACCTACTACAATGCCGGCCACGGCGACAACCTGCCGTCTATCTACCCCGTATTCGCGCCGAACAACGACCTTACGCCGGGCATTATCAACTCCTATTTCCAGCCCACCTACAACGTCCATATCCCGTCGCTGGGGGACTTTGAGGTCGTAGGCTCCGAGAGCGTTTCGGATGCGGTTGAAATAACCCTCCAAATCACCGAGCTGGGTTGGTCGTATTACCTGTCATCCGGAAGTGATCTGTGGATTGACATGCAACAAAAGCTGGAGACCGAGCATGGCATACCTCTATCGGCGCTCGCCGAGGATGGATGCACCCTCACGCTGTCCGTAGCAATCGAAAACTACGTCATGACGGCGCCGGCGATCGAGTTCAACACCATGCTCGGCTCCATCATGCCTATTCTGGATTTCACCTACGTGCCCCCCCCCATAACCAAGCGGACGGTAACGGCGGTGATATACAGTAGGGACATTCCTAATGGAAAGGTAGCATCAGGAACTCTACGTTATATGGATTCAAACGGCACATATCAGGATTTGTCATTTACTAACTCGGCCGGGTTGGACCCCATAAGAGTTCCGATCACCGAAGCCACCGTAGCGAAGTTTACGTTAAGCTTAAAAAATGTCCTTATCTCAACTGGAGGCGAGTGTGCATCAGTAGGGTATGTCATAGCCGCGGGGACCACGGATATAGATAGGGCATTTTACCCTAAGCCAATTTAATAAAGTAGTTTTATGACCACTTATGAACAAATAGTAGCCAACATCGGCAAAACCATCTCGTCGCTCACGAGCACCAGCAATTCAGCCATCTGGCGCCGGCTGGCCGCGGTATTCGCCGAGACCATCAATACTGTTCTCCTGAATCAGTCCAATTCGGAGGTTGTGATCGAGACGGCCGCCCGAACGTTGCGAGTCATGGGGAAGCAGTACTACATCGACACGGCGCTGGCGTTCCAAACCGGCGACAACTTGGTGGTTGTCGATCCGTCCAAGTACGCCTACGGCTACGAAACGGTCGATCCGGCCAAGCAGATCATCAAGCAGGTGGCCATTCGCGTGGATGCGCAGAAAAACGTCATCAACATGCACGTCTGCACGCAGGATGCGAACGGCAACAACGTGGCCCTCACGGCCGAGCAGCTGGCGGAGTTTTCAAACTACATGACGGCCAAATCGGCATTCGGCATCAGCATGATGATCTCGTCGCCGACTCCCAGCATCATAACCACCACCCAGCTCTTCATCCGCTATCTAGACACCTACTCGCTGTCCCAGATCAAGAACAGCGTGAAGGAAATCCTTATCACCACGCAAGGAACCCTGCTCGGCGACTCCCCGGTGTTCGTGAACGACATCGAAACCGCCCTCGCCGGCGTGCCGGGCGTGCGCGACGCCTACTTCGTGGGCATCACCTGCGACGGCGCCGAGCCTACCAACGGCATTCTGACGCCGGCATCCGGCTACTTCAATTTCAGCGCGGCACTGCAAAACCTGACTGACATCGTAGTATTTAATCCCATCCGGTAATGCTTCGACATCTATCCATACCGTGGCTTTTGTTCAACATCCTGCGTCCGCAGTATGCGCTCAACCACGACTCCAGTCCGACGCTGAACGTGTTCTACAAGTTCCTGTTTTGCTGTCTGGCGCCGCTGTTCCCGAAGATCGAATCATACGAGGCGTGGTGCAAGAAATACTATGCGCTGGCGGCCAACGACGGCAGCTGTATTTCCATCCAAGCCTACCTGAATGCCTACTACGGCGACTTCGGGGAGATAACCGTCACCACGGCCCCCGTTTTCGACACCTTCATGTTCCCGTACAGCTCCGATATGTCGCTGGGCACCCTGATGTTCCCCTATTCGGCCGACATGTCGAAGGGCGTGGAGTTCTACCAATACGGTAGCACGGCGAATGCTCCGGTCGTGACCATTCCGGCCGGGCTTAAAAACGCGGACGTCTATCCGGACTTTATCGCAGACCTGAACGCTCTTGTGGCCTATGGAATCCAATATTCAATAGTTGTAAATTAAACTCCCATGTCTCTCGCCTCTATCCTCAAAGACACGATTCTGCCTTACGTGAAAACCCTCGGTAACAACTGGTGGTTGGGATTCGTCGGCTACTTCGCTCCCATCGGGCCGCTGGTCCTTGTGATGGTATGTTTCATCATGACGGACTTCGTCATCGGCTGTCTGGCATCCTACAAACGGGTGACCGCCGCCGGGAAGCGATGGTGCTTCTACTCCGACGCGGCATGGCGCACGATCTACAAATTTGGCTTCTGCACAATGGCGGTCGCCGGATTGTATGTCATCGGGAATGACGTGCTGGGCGGAGACTTCGGCGCCGACCGGCTTCCCAATATTCTCTGCGCGATGGTATGTTTTACGGAGCTGTGGTCCTTTTGCGAAAACGCGGCCTATCTCTCTGGTTCGAAACTGTTCTTGTGGCTCCGGCAGTTCACCATCAACAAGGCGAAGCGCTGGGACGAGGACGTGGCCAAAGACATGGAGGACTTAATCAAAAAATAACGATATGAAAAGATCAGAATTGCTTGCCGAAGTTCAGAAAAACTTCAAGATAACAGAGCTGGTATGTCCTCATGTCTACCAGCGCGACGGCGAGAAGGCATGGAGGTATTTCTCCAATGAATTTCTCGAAACGCTCGTGGCCATCCGCAACATCCTCGGCCTTCCCATGACCATCAACAACTGGGTGGGCGGCGGTCAGTACAGCCAGCGGGGCCTGCGATGCAACATCTGCGATCTGGTGGCGTCGAAAACCCGCTCCGGCTTGCTGTATGTCTCGGCTCATATGCTCGCGCAGGGGTTCGACTTCTCCACTACCATCCCCTCTCACAACGTGCGGGAAATCCTCAAAAAAAACGCATCCAAACTTCCCTATCCTATCCGGCTGGAGAAAGACACCTCTTGGGTGCATGTCGATCTCTACCGCGTAGACGACAAGAAAAAAATCACCGAATTTAACGGTTAACCAACATGGCAACAATCAAGAAATTCATAGCCACTTCGAACGGCAACCGGGTGTTCGTCTCGGACCTTGCCGCGATGGCCGACACCATCTTCGGCATGATGGGCGCGTGGCCGTGCCCGATTCCCTACTGCATTTTGAAGGGAGTGATAGGCCCTCAAAACACCTCCCTGCGAATCAACAAGGGCGGCGGCGTGCTGATGTACGGCAAGTTTTTCCCGACTCCGAACGGTGATACCCTTTCTATCCCGAAGGGCAGCTATCTGTATGCCAAAGCCCAGAACGACACGGCAGAACCCCGAACCTCGTCCACGGGTCAATCGTACTACCAGAACATCGTCTATTCCCTCATGGTCACTACGGCCAAGCAAACGGGAACATCGACCGACTACGAAGCCGAAACTGGCCTGTGGGAGATCGTGGACGGCGCAGTTACGGGAGCGATGGAAACCACGGCATGGATCGCCTACGTAAAATCCATCAGCACCTTGTGGCGCTGGGACTACATCGACAACAACCTGCCTGCAAACATCGTGCAGACGCAGGCAGTAGCCGATTCCGCCATCACTACCCCCAAGATGGCGCCCGGCTCCGTGACCAGCTCCATTTTGGCGCCCGGCTCCGTGACCAGCAGTAAGATGGCATTTACTGTCGGCATGCCCTATATGCCCTCTTACCGGCCTACGATTGCAGACACCACCATTCACGCTACTCCGTGGGCATGGCTGGTGATCGAAGCGTCGGATCAGGCCCGCAACATAACCATTACCACGGAAACACCCCCGTCCTCCGAGGGGGCGCCTATCAAAATTGTGGTGAGCAACAAGACCAATTTCGGCCTTTCGCTGACCCTTACTCAGCCCAACAACATCACAACGTATCTTATAAATATCCCGTCTCAAACCATCCTGATCGTAGACGGAGTGTGGATGATAAGCTCGTATTCTTTCGTGACGTACAACGGTAAAAACACGTACCCTTGATCGGTTATTCGAGCATATATGTAAAAATAGGGCCAAATGGCCCTATTTTCCTTTGTTATTTCGACGATCTTGGCCAGTACTTGGTGTAGGCCCACAAGAGACCATACGCCACAAATACTGCGGCCATTGCGGCTACGATAACGTAACCCATCGTCTTGCTGATAAGCGACAATGCGATCAGCACTATCGCGGCCCCGATCAGGGCAATCAAAGTCCACTTTTTCATCGTTTCTTTTTTTTATAGTTCTTATTGGTGGAGGTATATTTGTATTCATCCGCCACGTCGGTTCCAAATTCCAATCTTCGCCTGAACTGAAAATCAAACAGCTCGTCGGCTCTACGGTGAAACTCCGCTTCTATGACTTTCCAGCCATAGTTGTATTCTTCCTCCTGCTGTTTCATTACCACCTGATTATATTGTAAGATACGCCTACTCCAATATAGGGGTACAGCCTCACATCCTGCTTGAGTACCGCGCCGTACCCTGCCTGCACTCCTATCCCCCACCGGGTTTTTCGAATCGGGCCTTGCACGACCTGCGTCTGTTGATTTACCTTCATCCAATCCAACTGCGGGTGGAGGTCTCCGATGGCCGGGCCGCTCACCTGCGCCGACCAATCCGGGCCTGAGTACGGTCGCGTCTCTACAGCTACCTGTAATTCAGTGCTATCCGGACCCACTTTTACGATCTTGGTTTCCGTCACTGTCACCGTATCGACCGGAGCAAACACCAGATTGGGGACCCGCACCGTTACCGAGTGGTAGGTGCTCGGCCCGGATTGAGGCTTTTCGTAGTACACTGTCACCACCTGCCGGTCGATGATAGGGTCCGCCGGCCATAACCATCGACCCCCCACTACACCTACTGCCAGCCCGATCAGAAGATACACGGTAATTTTAAGAGCATTCATAGCTTTTTGGCTGGAAAATTCTCGGCGGTCGAATCTTTTACGACCTCCATTAATGCCTTCTCCACGGCTTTCTGAACCTCTTTATCGAGGTCCACGGGCAGGCGTATTCTTCCTACCAATACGCAGAGCAGCGCAAATGTCTCCAGCGTCAACATGATGGCCAAGATGGCCACTGCAAATTCCAATTCATTTCCCATGGTATAGTTGTTTTCGATTTGTTATGGCTTCTGCCAGTATTCTCGTGAATGCGTCGCCGCCGAATCGCATGACCTCAAGTCCCCTTGACATGGGGGTGCATGTCAGAACAGCCCATCCGTCGGCCGCGGCCTGCGACATCTTTTCGTACTCCTTCCCCAACGCTACAGGGTTCGAGTGGCGCCCCCCTACGAAGTTACCCCCATTTAATTCTACTGCTATCTTCAACTCCAGACATGCGTAGTCGAACCGCCAGCGACGGGGTGGGTGGAACCGATATTCCGAAATCCACTCCAACCCGGTCGTTTGACGCAGTATTTGCAGATATGCGTCCATCTACTCCTTCAAGGTTTGGGCGGCAAACATGTAGTAATGCCGCAGGGTGCTGGCAATCTGGGTCAGGTCGTTCGATGCGGCGCCATCCCAAACCCCCTCCTTGTCGTTCTTGTTGATGATCTCGATGATCTCGGCCAGCTCGTCGCGGGTCTCGCGTACATAACGCCGCCAGTCGCCCAGCGTTACCATGTCGGCCACCACGGAGGTTTCGATGAATCCCGACATGCTGTGCACCGGAACTCCGCCCAGCTGAACGATCAACTCGGCGACATTGTCGGCCGCTTCGTTGAGCTTTTTATACACTTCGTCGAAAAAAGGGTGCCAGCTCTTGTAATGCTCTCCGTACAGCGTCCAATGACGCCCGCGGACATTCTGGGTAGTGACGGCAATCGTCGCCAGCAATCGGTCCAAAATCTCAAATTCCATAATCTATGTTTTTAAAATGGTTCTTCGTCTACATCGTCATGGCGCGCCCAACGATTCTTGGATGTTTGTTGCTGAGCCGCCTGATTGTCTTTCAGCCACGGCGCCCTACGCCCCTTGCCGATGAAAGCCGCCTCTCGGTGATTTCCTTTCCCCCAGTCTATTGCAATGAAGTACTCGTTTCCCCATTTGTCGGGTTCTTTCAGTTTCTGAATCTTGATGTTGATGGAGCTGCCTATGCCACCCCGACATCTAAACTCTTTGATGGCTTCGTCAGGGATCATGTCCAGTCGCACCTCGGCGATAATAACTTCATCTGCCATACGCAAATATAATCAAAATGCTTGAAATTGTTCTGATCGCGTCGTGTCGGCGTCTGCCGTGTACTCTACCGTCCCATCCGTACTATATAACCGATCCCTGCCGGAATTGTCGGTCCTGACGATCCCTTCGAGCCGGCCGGAAGCATCCCGAACCTCACGCGATCCGTCGTTCCGGGTGCGGATGGTGTGGGTTACCTTTCCCTTTGAATCCTTGATGGTGCGCACGTCCTGCGCATAGGCGCGCTTCACCCCGGTGAAGGCGATACACACCACTGAAATAAGTATGGCTAACAGCCACCATAGCACCCACGTAGGGCGCATTTCCCCTTGATTTTTCACTTTTCCGTCTTTTTATTTCTCTAATTCCGCAAGAAGGGCATCGGCCATCTCGACCGCTCCTTTTACAGTCTCATTCATGCACCATGACCCACTCAATGCAAGCCGAGCCGCCATCGCCTCACCAGCATATACTCGCCGCCAGTACTCCCGGTCAACTGGTAAGGATTCCTTACAAGTTGGGGTATCAACTGTCAACTTTTCTTTGACAGTTGGTCCGTACTCTCCACGCGCCAACTTATATTCGTAGTCATCATCGCGCATCATAAGGTCCTTCTGGGTTGTTTCGTCAGGTATTAATTCCCCGTTGTCGGTATAAAACTCCACGGATTCATACTGGCCCTCATTCAGTAGGGCCATGACTCTGCCTTCCACTGATCCCCTACGGTCATAACATATAACTCTTGCGGTTTTTCCACTCCTTGTGCACACCGGCGCGCCTGCTTTGGCGGCTGCTAAGTCAAATTCACGCATAATTCTAATTATTTATATGTCCATATATAGCCTCCCGCAGTTTTTCTACGTCCTTTGAGGCATTCTACAATGTTGCCTTTATTTACTCCTATCTGCCTAACAGCATCCATTATACTTTTATATTCAACAATAGGGTTCCCGTCTGCAAACTCATTATACCAAATTCCGTTTTCCCACTTACTCTCATCATAAGTTGAAAAATAGTTTTGCGCCACGGCCACAACCTCGCCGACCTTGTATTTGGTCTTATAGTGATATCCCCCATCATGCAATCTTACGCCGTTGCCACAATACTTGCAATATATACCGCCTGTGTCTCGATCTACTACCAAAGACATAGGCTCTCCGACCAATTGGCACCCCAACAATTTTTGTGTACGGTGGCGCAATCTTTCGGCATTGGGTTAATCAACCGCCTCGTCATGATCTTTCGGTCCTCGATAACCGCATCCGTCAGTCCGTAGCGGTCGTTAAACATTATCTTCTTCATAGCTATTCTGTTTTCGGTAAATCCGGGTTGTCGTGGATGTTACCCAATACGTTGTAGTAATGGGTCGAATCCATATTGATCTCTGATTTGAAAGGCCACTCCCAGTCGTTGATGCTCCCATCGCTTCTTCCGATAATGTCCCCCTCGTAAATCTCTCGACCGTTCTTGTCTTTCAGCCCCGTGTACTAACCGACGGTGGCGGGATCGACCTCGTATTGCTCGGCAACTTTGGCAAAGTCTTCCCAACAGTCCCCGCCGCCGTTATCATCATCAAGCATGTTGTCAGGGAATATGTAACAAACCCGGCTACCGTCAGCTGATTTCCTCCAAATACTATTGAATAGACTGCCGTAAATCCATGTATCGCTTTTGAGGCACTTGCCTCGGAATTTAATCTCTCCCATAACTATTTTTTAAAGTTGTTCAATCTGTCTATCTCGGCGCCCATCCCTACCGCCCAGTCGTAAAGTTCCTTCGGTGTCATAGTCTCGCCTTATTCGTGAATCTCTCGCCAGCCGAGAACTTCGTCCCGACCAAAGGAATTGGTTCCAATAAGCCAGCGTCCCATTTTGTTGCTGTAAGAGCCAATGTCGTAAATCCTTGTAGTGATCCTTACGAGCACAGCCCATTCATGATCCGGAACGCTTTCTTTCGGATCGTTCCACCGGGTCAGTTCCTCATAAGCGGCAATATAAGCGTCCACCATCGCCTGCCTGTTGTACGGGTGCACGCTCCCAGCTCCCTGTGAATCCACCCACTCTATCGCCCTTTCCTCAATCGTTTTCATTCTCGTTTAGTTTTTGGATGAAATCTCGTAATGCTATACAATTTTCCGATCCTATTCCGCATTCACCTACTACCGTGCAACAACAGTCGTGACAATATGCCTTCACCGCCTTCTGGCGCATCCGTTCCTCGGCCTCCTGCTCGGAAAGGTCGGCCACATGGGTCATTGCGGTACGAAGCTGCCATTTCGCGTGGTCCGCCAACTCTGCCGTGAGATTATTGATGCACCCGTCGATAAATTCTTTTACTTTTTCGCTTTTCATGGCTCAATATTGTATTTAGTGTGACGCCCACGTCTTGTGCATGGTGGCGATCAGGTCTATATACCCTTTGTATTCCTCCATCTGTTCGGGACTATAGCCTTCGGCCTCGCCAATTTTTCGGAAATGCTTCTGCCACTCGGAAATGGTGTAGCGTTTGCATCCTATTTGAATAACATCCTCACCCCAATAGGATACTGCATGGCGAGATGCGCTGATAAATAGCGATTTCGGAATATCGCACCCGGCGCCCAGCTTGCACCCAGTTGCCCAGTTCGCACCCGTTGCCCAGTTCGCACCAGTCGCCCAGTTCGCACCCGGCGCCCAGGTTGATATTGCGCGCCTCAAATTCGGCGGCTAATTCAGAAAGTTCATTGTACTGAAAGGGTGTCCGGCCTTTGCCTGAAACCCAGAGATAAATTGTTTTCATGGTGGGTTATATTTTGTGTTTTACTTTCCGATTCGGTATGCAGGAAATCCAGCCCCAGAACGGGATGCGCCGCTTCAGGTAGTCCGGATCATCCTCGTGGTTGTATGCCTCTGTCTCGAAGCAGGTGTAGTAGTACGCGCCCGGATAAGGCGGGATAATCACCTCAATCAGCCACGAAATACCGTAGCAAATCCAGCCGGCGAATAGGATTCCGACCACCGCCAGAACCCAGCCCCACCAAGCGAACGAGTGGATGATGGCAAGAGGCAGAAGGATTGCCGCGAACAGCCCAGCCAGTTCGATCTGCTGGGCGCAGTGGATTCCTTCGTGTCGGCGTGTTGTCTCGTCCATGCTCCACGCCATCGGCTTCCGGGTAAAAGACCACAAAAGCCATGTTACCCAGCTGAATCCCTTGAACGGGATAAACGGGTTGTGAACTTCAATAGGTAGTTTCATGGGTTTAATCTGTATCCGTTAGTTATCACCCAGCCTATTGTTTCAACAATACAGGACAAAAGTGATCCGTCGCATTTCCATAAGATATTGTACGAGTTATCATACACGATCTTGCAATGGTCTTCGTTAGGGAATCGAATGATTAAGTGTATCCACCCCTTTTGGTCGCCCCATATAGTTTTCGGCAATACCGCCAGCAGGTCGGCGACCGTGAAGGCGGGGACATAGTAATTCGGGTACTTATTGTGCAGTATTCGCCTCGTTTCTTCATCCGTATTCCATATTTTCTGTCTGATAATATCTCGCTCGCTCATTTTAATCGCTAAATTTCGTTTAAAAATATTCAGGTGGCACTATGTACCGCTTTGGTGGTTTCATTCGATTCTACCCGGCTAAGAATCGCAAGCAGGGGCATTCTTGCTTTTGTCTCTCCTTTGGCTTTCCCAAAGATCAAGTATTTTTGCCTTGGTTCCGTCGTCGAGCCGGTTTATTACAGCATCATGAAGGCCAGCCACGTGCACCTCCCTATTTGCACATGCTTCGCATCTTTCTTCGAAGTATTCTGCGAACCACTGGTATATTATTTGACCGTCTATGCGCCCGAACAGCTGCCCGTAGAATCCTCGCTTTGCACGGGACATTACAAGATTCACATCGGCGCTGTTCAGTGCCCAGAAGTCATCCAATATCATTCGGGCCGTTTCGTTTATCTGTCCTGAATCCATTTTGGCTGAAATGTTGAGGAACCGCTGAATGTCGATAATCCACGCGGCAAGCATGAAGACTACCTCGCATTCGCCGTAAATCTTCCGCATCCCCGACAATGAGTAAGCCTCGGAGTTAGCACATGCCAGCGGCGTAATACATCCTCGGTACAATTTAGCGGCCTCGGCTGGCGTTAATAATGCCTTGAAAAGTTCTTTCGAACTGCTCTCGCTCCTCGTCGGTAAGTCCGTCCTTGCCGCGGGAATTGTCTTTTGATCGTTCATACACTCGGTTTATTTTTTGTGAAATCGCGTATTCGAATATCCGTTTCCAGTCTATCGTCTTGCATCGGCTCTTTTTCTTGTGCAACCATCCGGCCTCCGTGGCCCAAAACTCCTTGCATGCCTTTTCAAGCGTCAGTTTGATATTCACGCCGGGATTGAACCGTTGTCGTTCTGCCATCCACTCCCTGTTGCCAACCCATCGTTTCCATGCGGCTCGGCAGTCTTGCAGGTACACGTCAAAACTATCACGCCAAGTAACCTCTCTGGGTTTCTCTGGGTTTTTGTTCGCGCGCACGCGCTTTGAGTTTTTACCTGAAATTTCTGTTTCTATATCTACTATCTCTGCATCTTCGAGTACGTCAGTACGAGAAGTATTACTTACCGTAGGTACAGTATCAGTATCAGTATCAGTATCAGTATCAGTATCAGTATCAGTATCAGTATCAGTATC